GAAATCCCCTTTGGTCGGTAAAAAACTAGACGACGTTCGTAACAGCCTTTCACGTCTGTACGATTCTGGTGGAGGTGGCACTTTAATTAGTAGAGCGTTAAGTGCGTTTCGTATACAAGATTTAGTCGCTATGACTAAAGATAAATACCCAGAGCTTTCTAAAAAACTTCAAGCTTTAAACGACGCAATTTTAAGAAGAGAAGGGGCTAAAGATGCGTTAAACAAAGAAGCGTCTGAAAAATATAAAAAGAATGAAAAAATACAAAAGAAATTTGTTAAAGCTGTGGAAAAACTTGGGCCAATAGCAGCCGCCGCACATAGAGGGCAGTTCGACTTAACAGGCAATGTAGACCCAGAGTTTGATGTAAATGTCCTCAACCGTGCCGCTTTAAACGCTGATAACAAACCGTTTACGGATGTAAACCAACAGAAGCAACAATATAATAAATTAAAACGCGAATTTGATGCGCTCCCTGCCGAAGTACGAGCTATGTACACGGAAATGCGCCAAGATTTTAAAGACAACTACATTAAGATAAAAGAGTTTATAAAAAGTCTTGCACAGGAAGGCAACCAAAAAAGAACTATTGAAGACGCTTTTAGTGTAGATCAACCAGTAATAGGGTATTTTCCCGCCCTTCGTTTTGGTGACTATTTTATAACGTACAAAAATGCGTCGGGGGATTTGGTAACTACATCTTTTGATTCCCCTAGGGAAAGAGACAAATTTAGAGAAGATAATAATTTGTTTGGTAGAGAAGTAGAAACATTTGATAAAACAGAAAATGTTAGGTTTAACGCTGCTTCAATACCTCCTAACTCTTTTATAGCCAAGGTTATGGAAGTTGTTCCCGATAGAAACAAAGACCAAGTGTATGAAGTTTTGTTAGACAATTTGGCACAGAACGCTTTTGACCAAAGATTTAGACAGTTTGAAGGGCGCTTAGGAGAATCTTTTGATGTTGTAAAAGTGCACGCCGACACTTTCCAAAAAGGGCAAAGAAAAATATTGTCTATGGAATATTTACCTCAAATACAGGGGGCTTTTGACGCTATAGCAGCAGATAGGGCTACTGGTTTTGCAGCGGCAATTAAGGACGAAGTACGTAGGCGCGACGCGAGCGGTTTTGTGCAAAATCCTAACTACAGTAGGGCTACTCAAATAGCGGCGAGCGGTGCGTTTAATTTATATCTATTAGGTAATGCTTCTTCTGCTTTAATAAATACAAGTGCAATACTGCTATTAACTTATCCAAAGTTGGCAGCGAAATATGGTTTTAACAAAGCTAATAAAGTTTTGCTAAGCGCTATGAATGAAGCTCTTCCTTCATTTCGACCTAAAGAACAAAGGCAAAACGGGCTTTTAGAATATAAGTGGCATTCAAACCCGAAGTATAAAACTTTGTTTGAGGGGCTAGTGCTTAAAGCTCAGTTAGAACACACGTTAGCCCGTGAAATATTCGAGGGGTCCAAAGTAGCTACTCCCGACTATAGCTCTACAAAGATCAAAACAATGAATTTGTTGAGCACGCCTTTTTCTGCTACAGAAAAATACAGTAGAGCTACTACAGCAATAGCAACATACAACTTAGCAAAAGCAGCGGGTAAGCCAGACGCTGTGGCAGTAGACGAAGCCGTTAATGAAGTAATGGACGTGCATACGTCGGGAATTGCAGCAGAAGGCCCTAGTCTTATGCAGCACCCGGTAGGACGTGTAGTCTTTACATTCAAGTCTTTTATATGGAAAAGTGCCACTGTTACTGGAATGGCTATGTATGACTCTGTGGCTAATCAAGACAAAGCTACTCGTCGTATGGCTCGTAGACAAGTGCTTGGCATATACGGTATGAGCGCCGCTTTAGGGGGTATAAACGGACTACCTTTCTTTGGTGCTACAGCTACATTTTTTAACATACTAAATGCACTGAATCCTTTTGACGATGATGATGAACCGTTTAATTTTAAAGACGAAGCAAGAGCTTTCACTAACGATTTTATTTATAAAGGCCCGTTAAATTACGCAACTAATTTAGAACTATCTAACCGTATCGGGTTGGCTAATGGTTTACTATTTAGGGAAGACCCCTATATGGTAGAGAAAAATGGGTATTTCCTAACGGCAGTATCACAAGCGTTAGGGCCAGTAGGTAGTTATTTTGCTAGTGTAGAAGATTCAGCAGGATTGTTGGAGGAAGGTAAATACATACGGTTTATGGAGGCTATATCCCCTAGCGCAGCTAGAAATATATTTAAAACTGCTAGGTATATGAAAGAAGGTGTAAGGACTAGAGACGGACTGCCCCTAGACCAAGACTTAAACACGTGGAGTATTGCTACCCAAGCGCTTGGTTTTGCTCCTGCGGATGTGTCTAATATGTACGAACGCCGCGCAGTATCCTTAAACTTCCAAGCTAAAGTATTAAAACGTAAAAGCACTTTGCTAAACAGGCTTTACACCGCCATAGAAAACGGAGACACAGCTTTAGAAGTAGAAACGCTAGATGAAATATATAAACTTGGTGACGCATTTCCCGGTTTAATAAAACCAACTACTGTTAAAAAATCGCTTAGATCACAAGCATCGTATGCAGCGCAATTAAACGATCTCCAACTTAAGATAGACCCCGCCCTGAAAGAACGTATAAACGAAAAGTTTTTATCCGATTTTGTAGACGATTAAACCCTCCATATACGGATGCCCTGCACTCCGCCCTCTAAGGTTACCTTAGTCACGACTTTATATTTAAGCCGTTTAGTCTCAGCCAGTAAAACTTGCTTGGCTGAGACAGGCTTAAGGCAGGGTATAAAGAACGACCAGCCGCGTTTAAACTTCTTCCAGTTGATCTGGTAATCCACCTTCTCTATCTGCATTTTCTTTAGCTTTTTCTACCAATTTAGACATATCAAAGAACTCAGGATGGGACGCATCGAACATAGCGCACCGTTGAGCGGGTGAAGATACAGCCATACCCTTAGACATACGCTTGTTCACAGTGTCCAAGTACATCCCACGCTTTTTAAGGTCTTCAATAAATGAGTTGTAGTCTGTGCTATCTTTGTTCAATTCGTTGCGTATATCTTTAACCGGGATAAAAAGCCGCTGGGTGTCACCCTCGTGCCGCATAACAAGTCTACCGTACTTAGGTTCTAGCCTAGGTGCTTTAGGTTTAGAAGTACGTTGGTCCACACCATCGTCAACATCAAGTAGGTTGTTGAGGTTATTGTTTATAAACGAACCAAGTATAGACACATAGCTGTCCACCGGAGCTACAGTATCTTTCCTCAGTTGAATTATGGTCCGAGATGCTTTCCTGTAGATACGTCCCATATCAAAGTTTATTAGCCCTAGTTTGCACGCAATTACTCCTGCGGCTATGTTAGCAGCTATAAGGGCAGACCAATTTCTTTCACGTGAAGTAAGGCGCATTTCTTTGTCTATCTTGGCCTGTATCTTAAGCACGTCTGCCTTTACACCCTCGGGGTTAGCAAGCACGTATTGCATAAAAGGTACAATGGCGTGACCAAAATTAGCGTTTAGCTGGTGGTCGAACATCTCTTTGCCATACGCTGTGGAGATAGTTTCTTGGTCAACGTAGTCTACATAGAACTCCATGATTCGCATAAGCTCACCATCAGGTAGGCTTTTGTCTGCAAATAGCTTTTGATAAAAAGAAGAGTTAGACGAAGAGAGCGTCATGTTACGCCATGTAGTGTCGTTCTTACGGTTAGCATTAGCTGTAGCGGTGCCTTTATCCTTACCTTTGCCTTGTGATACTTCGTAGGCAAAATCACTAAGAGGGCTAGACTCCATATTACTAAGCTCATCCATAGTGTTTACTATGTTGTTTAGTATGCCCAGCTTGTTGACACGTGCTACGGCTGTGTCTTTGGGGTTACCCAAAAGCTGTTCAGGATCGCCACATATACTGTTTGCCATCCGTAGTATAGTTGTCTTACCCGTACCTGCGTTCTTATGCACTAAGTTTATGATTGCACCTTTCTGCCCGGTAAGTTGTAACAGGGGGGAACCAAAGCCAGAGAGTGCGGCAAACGCTTGTATCTCCATACCCTCCTTGTTATACAAGTTAAATACTTCTTGCCACTTTTCTAAGGTGCCTCTTGGTTCAAAGTAGGGTACATAAGCTTTAGTTACAGAAGACGCAGGGGAGTGATACACCCCATCCACAGTAATCTCTCGTTCTCCGACAATAAACTTCGTATCGTTATCAGCCCATCCAAATTGTAATCTCATTATTTCTGCCTTTTCTTTTGTCTGTAGTATCTGAATAGTTCTAGTAACGTATTCAATCAAAGCCGCCGAGTTGCTGGCGCCTGCTACTACTCCATTATGTGCAAGAGTCTTAAGTAACAGTCTACGTTCTAAACATTCGTTAGGTATCTTGAACTCACGCACACCATCGTGCGGAGAATGAAAAACAAACACGGACACAAACCCTTCTTGGTCGTCCCACATTTGTTTCTTTAAATAGAAATCGTGCTCGTATACAAGCACTGCGTCTTCTTCTTTCATCAAATACACGCCCCCGTTTTTACCTCTAAAATAAGGTTCAAACTTATTTATAGGGCTACTGGAGGCTTTCTTTATAACTTTACCTAGGCTATACGGGCCTTTTACTTCTTTGTTTTTCTTGTGTGGGCAGTGTTTACAACCGCCGGGGTTGTTCTTTTCAAACTCCTCACAAGAATGTGGTCCCTTGATACCCGCGATCTTTCTTTCAACTGCACCAAAATCGTAGTCAGGGTGGCCGTGGGACACGGTGTGTATAGCTTTGCTACCGTCTACGCAAAACTTAGCGACAGACAGTGCGTTAAACCAACGAGGTTCCGACAGAGTTTTGCGGTTTAGCAGACTATCCTTGAGCTGTAGGCACGGGTCTTGCCGCCCTATTATTTTAGAAAACTTGTAGTCTTTGTTTTCATCAAGGAGCTTTTGCAGCGGGTCCAATATAGGTTGGCTGCTTTTCTTTTTAACCGTAACAACTTCATCGGGGTCTACTCCAAGTAGCTCACGTATATCATCAGGTGCGTACCTTGCGGTTACAGGGTTTACTACCTTTACTAGCTTAGGAGTATCCTTCTTTTGGTTGTAGGTGCCCGGTACTCGCAGTATACGCGCAGCATCGAACACGTTCGGATCGGCATAAAATTTCTGAGTAATACATACTTGCTCTAGTCTCTTGGCAATAGGCAGCCATTTCTCGGTAGGTATTTCTTCTGTGAACCCCCAATACACATGCAAGCCATAACCTGAATTTACAATTACTGGTTCAGGCAGATCGACTGTATTGCAAAACTCTTTAAGAGCTTTTAGTCCTTCTTTCTGACTAGCGTAGCCTTTCGGTAATCCTGTAGAGGGTTCTATCTCTTCTGCTTTGTCTCCACCGCAATCTATATCAAGCCAAATAGCTCCAAGAGACTCTACATTTTCTACCTTGCGGCTACCTTTTTCTTTTAGCTTACCCAGAGCAAAGTAAACATCCATAGCTTGCTCGGAAAACCCGTCAGCTATTTCGTATGCTACTTCTAAACTATCGGTAAACTTTGGTATAAGCCTACCGTCTTTCATGCCGATCACATTGTATATGCCGCCTTTAGGGACGACGTAATCTATGAGATCGAATGTTTGCATTATCTAAACTCAGCTATTATCGCTTCTATTAGTTCTAGCAGTTCTTGTTTAGGCTCATGGACGCCCGTGAACCAGTTATAGACAGTCTGTCTGGTAACCCCTAGCTGAGAGGCTACCTCGGTAACAGGCACATTAGCGTCAATGCACGTGCGGCCAAGGCGGACCCCCAGCAGGGATTGGTCAGCTTCTTGATTCAGACTATCGAGATGTGTCGAGTAGCCGTAGCTCATTAGTCGTCATCACCCCATGAAGAAATAATGTCTTCTATATCATCGTCATCGTCGTCAGAAATATCGTTTTTCTTTTTACGCTTGACAGGTTCTTTGACTTCTTCATCGTCGAACGGATCAGCTTCGGGTTTAGCCTTTGGGGTGTCCTCTGCTTCAAACCCACCGTCTGAGTCATCTGACGCAAACGGACTACCAGACTCTTCGTCTGCGCTAAAACCATCCTCTTCATCAAACGGAGATGCTGGCTTGTAAGGCACGTACTTCTTAACCTGCACGCCGCGCAGTCTGAGGGCTACGCCACCACCGTTTATTTTGTAAGGGAATAACTCAACAGCTACGTTTACTGTACTACCCGTAGTGAGCATAAAGTCGCTGTCCAGCTTCTTGTTCTTTGAATCAAACTGGTCTGGGATTGAAGTAGGATTGCCGTTGTATGCAGCTTTAAGACTAGCCTTACCAACGTAAGTTCCGTCATCTTGCTCCTTAAAACGCATCTCTAGCTTCTTAGGCCAAGAGTCTTCACGCGCAGCTTTGTACGCTTCGTTCATCAGGTTGTACAGTTCTTTAGCCTGCGCTTTGCTCATGCCAAAGTTTAGATCGTAAGACGCTCCATCTTCTGTAGCATCACACGGGACACTTCTGTTCTGCTTGTCGCTCCAGTGGTAGGGCTGGTTGATACGGGGGTAGAGTGCAGTTACGCCTCTAATTATGTGTGACTTACTAGCCATATATTGCTCCTTAAAAGGGTTTGATTGACCAGCTTTCTCAAGCTGCTTTATATCTGCAAGTTCTTCCTCTGCTAGAGGTCGAACCGGTTTGAAATACATCTTGTAAAAATCACGATGTTCTACAAAATATATTTCGGTTAGCACATTACCGATGTGCTCTCGGTTGCGTTCAAGATGTTCTATATACTTATATAGATTCATCCTGTTGTCGTCTCTGGAAAACAAACTCAATGCACTAAGTCTGATTTCGTAAAGAGAGTTCTGTCCTAAGAAAGCTACCTTGATATTAGTAAAGAATTTACAAGGTGCTCCTCCTGCGTTCCGTCCAGTTTTTATACTCTGGGTGCAATCAAGACAGCGACTAGCTTGTTTGTTGGACACCGCTTCGTCTGGAAAGTCACAGTCGAAAGACCAACAAGTAAGCTTGTTATCTTCGTAGTAATTTCTTGATAGCGTTCCGCTGTCTGTTATTACAACTTCTACAGAGCGCAGTGGCTCGTAGGTATCCGGGTGCACAAAACACCCGTCCTGTACTTGAAGTCTATTCACTTCTTACGTGGTTTAAGTACAGAGATAGTGTACTTACGGTTTGTCTGTAGACCCGGAGGTGCTACATCAGGATTAGCTTCTAGGAACTCTTTCATGTTAGAGGTATGCACGCGCTTCTCCAGTAAATGAAACGCGCTGTTCTCTTTTATGAATTCGTGCATCTTGTCCCAGTCGCTAGGCCAGTAACTAGTACGCACTCTACGCGAGATGGTACCGGCTGGCGTTCTCAAGCTATCAATGTTCTGTTCTTCGCACAGAGTTAGCATCTCTTGAGTTACTTTTTCTTGTTGTGCTTTTATTTTCTTTATTTCTTCTTCTTTCTCTTGTATAGCTTCACGCATCTTGATGTAGATGGTGGCTAGTTTGTCAGGTGTGTCTTTCATCGCTCCTCCTTTTTGGTAGGGAGGAGTAGTGTACTCTTACGCTTTACAGTGTCAAGTATTTATTTCTTGTTTATATAAGTCGATTATCTTGTGGTGATGATCAACTTTAGACCGCAACATGTTGTATAGGCGTGTCTCTACTTCACTGCCGCGTATGTGAATTATCGTCATCGGGTTGTGTTGCCCCGGTCTGTCGATACGTGCGTTGGCTTGTAAGTATGTCTCTACGCTAGTAACAGGAGCGTACCAAATAATTGTGTTAGCCGCAGTTAAGGTCAATCCATGTGACGCTGCCTGTGGCTGGATGATAAGCACTTGTATTTTGTTTGTTTCTTGAAAGTCTTTAATTATTCTACTGCGTTTATTTACAGAGACTTTACCTGAAATAATTTCACACGCTACGCTGTTCTTGGTAAGGAATTCTTTTAGTAGTTCTATGGTGTGAGTAAACGGTACAAACACCAACACTTTGTTAGAAGACTCATCAATAGCTTCTTTAATTACTTTCAACCGACTGCTTACGTCAAATTCTATAACTTCCTTATCGTCGGAGTACACAGCTCCGCCAGATATTTGTAGCAGTTTGTTTAAGTTAGTGGCTGCATTGACGGAAGTAACTTGCTCTCCGTCCGCTTCCATAATCATGCGGTCTTTCAACAGTTTGTAGTAGGAAGCTTGTTGTTTCGTTAGTGGTGCGTCTCTGTCTATGTAAGTAACAGCAGGAAGGTCAAGACACTGATCTTTCTCAAATCTAATCGCAGGTTGTAATACTTCATGCACGGTCTTATCTGCATCGGGCTTGGGGCGCCATGTATACTGTGAGACTTTGTGCATCACTTTGTCCCTAAACTGCCCAAAGTATTTAGGTGCGCCCTTCGGGTTGATTAGTTTAGCTAGACCAAACGCATCAACCGGGGATTGTGCTGCGGGGGTACCAGTAAGCATCCAGAGCCACGGCACGTTTGCAGTTATGTCGCGTAAAGTTTTCCAACGGTTTGTCTGTGCGTTCTTATAGGCGTTGGCTTCGTCAACAACTATCATGTCAAAGCCCCCTTTCATAATCTCGTCTTTGACCACAGCCACGCCATCAAAGTTTATGATGACAAACTCAGAGCCAGCGTTAAGTATTTTCTTGCGCTGCGCCGAAGTCCCGTGCGCTACGGAGCAAGTACGGTGCATGGCAAACTTAAACAAGTCTTCCTGCCATGCTGATTTCATAATAGACAGAGGGCAGATAACCAGCACGCGGTTTATCAGACCCTGCTGCATTAGATAGTCAACCGCCCATATCACAGATGCAGTCTTCCCGGTGCCTTGTTCGTTAAAACAAAAGCCTTTCTTGTGCAGTGTTAGGAAAGACGATGTTTCTTTCTGGTGGTCGAACGGTTCATATCTGCCGGTGTACTCGTAGTCCCGTGCCATAGGAGAAGGTACTTCTTTTACCTTCAACTCGGCCAACACTTGAGACTCGTGTAGCCCCCACGGTATAACTATCTTGTACACGCCCTTTTCTTCCGTGAGCACCTTGTAGTTTTTTACTTTTTCCGTAATAAGGTGAGGACGCTTTGTCTTGAGCACGATGGCTCTATTGTTGACTACTTTCATTTATTTATTCATCGGAAGTGAGCCGAGCTTCTTCACTTCTTTTTCCAAGTCTATCTGTAGACGAGCCACTTTGACTTCAGAATAAAACGATTCATTCACTTGCCCCGCTAGTTTAGTAACTTCTCTAGCCTTAGCTATATCCATAGTGCCGTTAGCAACTGAATTTATAGAATTACAAAGAAACTTTCTCAGATCGCCTGTTGTATTAATTGCTGCCATTTACTTATCTCCTCGTTTGGGTTTACTAGTTTAGTTAATTTCTTTACGTGTCTGTAAATAGACTTAATAACTTGTAGTTGGTCTTTGCTTATAAAATAGTAAGGGATACCAAATACAACGCAATTACAATCGTTTGAGTTATATAAAAAGCGTTGGTTAGTATACTTTCCTCTACTATTGGTTTGTCTATAGACAACTCTCTTATTAACGTCTTTCAACATTAATCCATCTATTTTGGCTTTCCATTTTTCCGCGTCTCTGTAACTTAGAATAGTAGCCTTATAAAAACGTAAGAATCTTCTTCTGACTTCATCGTTAAAGGCTGTTCTTGGTCCGTAAGAACCCGCTATAACTTTCCAAGCACCGCGCATTATTACCGGCTCAATTTCATCCCCATAACTACAGTTAAATCTTTTTAACGTATGGTAATTAAGCTTTCTTGCAGGGGGAATATTGTCTGTAATTGGGTAAGTGTGCCTTGGTACTAACGGTATTCTAGGATCATCATCAGAATAATACTTATGCATATACTCAACTATATCGTCGTAGGTATATTCTATTTTTTCATCATTAGCACAAGCTAGACCTTCAAACATCCTATTTCCTCTTACGCTCACGTTTACTCGTTTCAGATACTAGATTTCCTTTAGAGTCCCGTTTAAAGGATCGGTTCCGTGATTTACTCTCTACTCTAGTACCATCAGAGTTCTTTCCGCCTTTATCCATAGCTTTCTTGTGGGCTACATCCTTGCCATCACCTTTCTTAACCTTGCCCTCTTTCTCAGCCTTGCGTCGGGCAGCATTGCGTTTGGCACGTTTCTTCTTTTGCTCTTCAGTGCCTTGGTAGTTCTCGTATTCTTTCTTGTAGTTACGTTTCTTGGTTGGCATTTCTATCTCCTATTTTCGTAAACCATACGGTCACTTAGTTTACGCCCAACATCGTCTTTAGCTTCCATCGCGTCCTTTATCATGTGCATACCCCACTCTGCGGCACACTCAGCGTGAGTAAAATAAAACCACGTTACTCTATTGTACTTTTCCATGTAGTCATCTTTGTTTTCTTGGATAGCTATTTTTACTACAGCAGGCAAAGTTTTATATAGCTGTTCTAAATCTAAAGCACCGTGCCACGATACATAGGGTGTCTCTCCCGTTACTTTGCCTTTCCTACAGTTAGGGTAAGCACAATCAACACCTCCTGCCGGTACTTCGGGTATTCCCATTAAGTCGTCTTCACTATTTTTATAACCTGACATATTATCTCCTGTTATGTTCGCAGCTAGTCACCGGACAGAATCGACACAGTGGCCCGTCTATCGGGTTCCATACACCTTCATCAGCAGCTACTTCAATACGCTCAAGCGCCTCATCGAACACACCTATGTAGGACTTATACATGTCTGCGGTGTGCTCCTTCGTTACAAAGCCATCGCATACTACGAATGACAATGCAGATTTAATCTTTTTAACCTCGGGGTAGTTTATAAACACAGCCCCTGCAAGTAGGTCTAGTTGCTGAGTATCCGCATAGTTCGCGGTCTTACTTGTTTTATAATCAACTAGATAAGCTTTTTCTCCGTTGACTATTAGTAAATCAGCTATACCTCGGTACCAGACGTTCTTGTCCCAAAAACCTAATGGGCTAAACTCATCGCCGTCTTTCGCCACACCAAGCCTGATCTCACAGTGTTTCTCACCTTCTATCCGGTTAAAAGCATCGAGCGTAGGTTGGATGAAACTGTATTCTTTGGGCAGGGGTTTGTTGTCTCTTATATATTTTTCAGCAGCACTATGTACTTTACTGCCATACGCAGTAGCTGCATTGCCCCTGTCCTTCACGTCTTTTTTGACGTTTAGGTGGTAGTATTTCTTAGGGCATTGCTTAAAGGTATTAACCTTGCTATAGGACCAAGCTGTCATAAGTTTCCTTAGTGTTTCTTTTGGTAGATGTCTAAGTATTCGATGTACAGACTTTCAACAGCGTCTCTCCATTCTGCTAGCATAGTCAGTTGTACAGTAGGAGGTTCTTCAAGAAAGCCCGGTGCTAACA